AATGCACCAATTTGAGTATCTTGTTCTCTTAATTCTTCTATTCTTGTTTTTCTATTTATTTCAGCTCTATCACTATTTCTTTTATTTTTTGCTTCTTTAACATATTCTTCAGCAGCCTCTGGTCCAACAGCTTCAATTAATGCTTCCTGGTTTTTAATAATTTCTTTAGGATTAATCTGAAGATTAGAATTTAATAATAATTTATTCTTTAAATTAGTTTTTTGTTTTACTAATGCTGCATATTCTTTATCACCAATATATTTAGCATAACCTTTGTTTTCAATTAATTTTTCAAAAGCTATAGTTCCGATTGCCATTTCAGCTTGATCTTTACTTACCATCATAGCAATACTGTCATCAAAACTTTCATTTAATCCGACTGTAAATCTATCAATATTATTTGTAGAAATTTGTCCATTAAGTTTAGCACCTAATAGAGCTGCATTTTCTGCAATCTTATTTTTTAATGTTCTTTGAACTGGTCCACTTTGACCTTCTAAAAATTTATTAAAATTACTTGGTTCTAAATCTTTTAATAATTTATTAGGAGCATCGGTATCGTAACTGTCTTTATATTTTGAATATTTCTTATCTATATCAAGTTTAATTTTTGGATATAATCTATTAACATTGTTTTGATCTTCAATAGCATACATATCTTTTTGAATATCAGCGATTGATTGAGCAACAGATGTAATAGCCGCACCTCTTTGAGTTGCTAAAGAAAATGGTAAAGCAAGAGCAGACGTTGCTGGTGTAGTGCTGTCTTGAACTTTTGCGTTGCTATTAAAAATTTCTAATTTTGCCATTATACGATAACTAATCTTCCAGCAGATTGAGATTGAGAGCCCATAGATAATAAACTTCCAGCAGCTTTCATATATTCTGTGTTAGCTGTCATCTTGCCTTTAAATTCTTCTCCTCTACCTCTAGCTTCAATTAGCATAGATTGATTAATCATATCGTTGACTGTAACTTTGCTGTTGTAATCAGAGATAGCTAAATCAAAAGATTGTAATTGTTTATTTTTTAAAGCAACAAACATTGGTGTTGTGCCAGCTCTCATTTCTGCACCAGATCTTAAAGACTGTACAAAGAAGTTTGAATATTGTTGATCTTGTTGATCTAATAATCTTGGTTTTTCAACAGAGTTATAAACTTGTTCTTTTACCGCAGCTTTTTTTCTTTCATATAAAGCCTCTTGATAGGCAACACTTGCATTGTATTTACCGATTGCTTTTGCTGAACTTGCTGCTGCTAAATTACCTATGAAACTCATAAATTTTTGCCATCCTATAATAGTTAGTTTGGTCTGGACCATACATGGTCATCAAACCTTCGTTTTTTAATCCAAGCCATTCAGCAAACCGAACACCAGTTTTAAATTCTTCTTTGACTGCTGTTTGCAATCTCCAAATATTGTTATTGTTACAAAGAATATCTAATCTTTTTTTAACAGCCGCAGCTGATTTAATTTTGTAATCATGCGATCTTTTACTTGCCATAACCCAGCCTTCAGCAACACCATTCCATAAAGGATAAATGCCACCACACAAAATAGGATTATCATTAACCAATAAGCTATATGACAAACCAGGTACCACAATGTCGATACGATTTTCTGAAAAACTTGCATCTATATCCATTAATTTATCATTCATTCCGAATGCAATTAATTCATCTCCATGTTTAGTTTCGTAAGGAACAACTTTAAAATTAGCCATCCGATGTAACCAGAGTTGGATATATTGCTAATACTGAACAAGGCAGAGGCTGATCTTGTTTTATAAATATAAATCCATCTGAATTATAATCGTCTCTAAATTCTATTTCTTTGTCTCCAGCCAATAAAGTATCAACAGGAGAACTTAATAATGATGATGTTGTTCTGAATGGAATAGTCTCTAAGTTTGATAATGTTGGTCCAACTTTTACACCAACTGTTTCAAATAATCTTAAAACTACTTTTGAAATTCTTTTTGTTTTACTTTGAGAAGTTCCTTCAGCAGCTCCACCTTCAATTCTCATTGTTTGTAAAATACTATCGTAAGATAAACCGACACAAGCTTTAGTAACTGATCGATCTAAAGTAATTGCTCCAGAGCTTACAGTTTTGTTTGCATGTGTTGCACCATCACCTAATATTGAAACTGATTGACCTTCTAAATGAGCTAAACCACTTAATGTAGTTGTCGCAGATCCAGAGTAGGATAAGTGACTATCTAAAAATTTAAAATCTGTTGCGTCTGTTTCATCAAAATCAAAATCTGAAAAACATTCTATATATCTTTTAGTTGCACCATTAACAGTTCTCTTAACAATTATCCAAAGTTCATCCTCTGTTAAAGTTCCAGAAATAGTTGCAGCACTTTCACATACCGCATTACCACTTCCAAATACTCCACCGAAAATATGTCTTGTCCAGGCAACAACATTTTCTGATCTTTGGTAAGTTAAAGCAGCTAATACTCCATCATCTCTTACACACCAAATAATACTACCTGGTTCTTGTTGATAGACCATTTCATTAATACCAGTATTGGTAACTGTATCGTTAAGTATAGTCAGATCTGCGGCTTGATAACCATCACTATCAAAGTTGTATTGTAATTCTCTAATTTTTCTTTTTGCTTTTTGTAAAAATAAAATGGCATTTCCAGCTGGAATAGCATCAACATTAGCTGCTCCGAAAGAAGATTGTCTTTTAATTGTTACATTAGTAGGAGTTATAGAGGCATCTGTTCCATCTGCGGATACAGTAAATTCACCTCCTGTTGTTCCAATTACTAAAGTTCTAACCGCCTTCATATATCTAATGGCATTAACTTGATTTGATGCAATCGTATAAACCATAGCATCATCGGCATTTGTGCCAGTAGTCATATTTTCGTAATCACCAGCTTTAGAAAAAAATAAAGTTTGTGGCTCATCTGTAGTTCCAGCAAATACTAATCTTTGTTCAAAAAATGAAACACAAGAAGGATGTCCAGTTGTATCTGAAAAAGCACCTAGACTAAAAGCAACTGTTGCAGCTGTACTCGCAAAGGCTGTTGTAATTGTTGCAACTGCTACTGTTGCATTTGTTCTGGCTGTTATCTTTGCCTTACCACTATTGAAAGATATTATTCTTCCAACATCTGTTGCAAGCCAACCTACTCCACCATTAATTCCAGTAATTGCAGAAGCAGTTATATTTACACCAGTTCCAACACCAGCAGAAGCTGGAGTTAAAGTTGTTGTTGATATATTTGTTGCAAGATAAGGACCATCTGTGAAAGCTACTTCAATTAATGTCCAAGCAGTATGACCAGTTCTTGATAACTTCATCGTCTCATGATTGGGATGAGTTATGTACATCACATCAGCAGATTGAGCGAATTTTATTTCAAATAATTCTGCTGTTAAATAAGGTGAAGATATTTCGTAAGCTGAACCACCACTTAATATCTGTCCTTTATCTTTATAAAATCTAATATAAGTATTTCCAAATTCCAAAACATAAGTTTGAGTTGTTGAAAATTCAAAAGGAATTAATCTTGTTTTTAAAGAAGATGTTTTAACTTCAGCAATATATTGAGTTCCAACTCTTCTTGTAGCCGCTCCTTGAGGATGTACTAAAAAGTTCTCAAGAGTTTTTGCTCCAGAACTATACTTATCAAAATCTGTTCTACCATCCATCTTTGGAGAAAATTCTCCTGATACAAATGATGTTAAAGCTAGTGTTGTTCTTGGCATATTTTTTTAAAAATTTCTTGTTGAGTTAGACCTTGTTCTTCTTTTTTACATTTAGTAATTGGATCAATCTCATCTTCATTAATAATTTCTACTAATACGTATCGATAAACTTTTGTGTCATCTCCCCATTGAAAATGAAGCAATGATTTAGGATCTGAATATTTTTCTAAAAGCCTTGGATCAAAAGCTGATTTGGTCATTATAACCTGGCATCAATAAATTCATTAGCTTCAATAGTTCCTAAAGAATTTTCTGTTGCGTCTATAAATCTTGCTTCTCTTAATCGTTCATCTGCGTTAGTTAAATAATTTTTTGCTAGTGTTGCATTATTTGTGATTGCATAAGCTATGTCCGCTGCCAACATTGCTGCAATACTTTCTTGAAGATACACATCATAATTATTTGGATCGGTATCTAAAGCTATATAAATTAAATAAATTGTTCCTTCATCAGATACAATATTTCTACCTTCTAATTTGTAATCTAAAGCTGAAGCAATACTGTCTGTTGTTCCATTGTGAATTTTTAATACTCTTAAACAATCTGAAGGAAGAGCATAGGCATAGCTATATTCAATAACAGGAGCTGTGCTGTTTTGAGCTAATTGCACTCTTTTATGCAAGCAATTCCAGGCATGACTTCTAAATACTCTATTTCTAATAGGCTCATATCTTTGATTACATATTCTGGCATTTTTACTGTCATCAGTTAATGCTGAAATTGTTGAGGCTCCTAATAAGTTAAGAGCTGAATTACACATTGAAATTACACTTGCCATTATATTTTTTCCATTTTGATTTCTTTACATTCAATTTTAACAGCTAGTCTGCTGTCATTGATGTTTTCTACTGTTAAACTATTTAAACTTTCGTAAGCTTTGACATAACCCATCTTTACACATGAATAATGATCTTTAAATTCTGCAAGATATTGAGCATCATAACAATAAGGTTCTCCAGCAAAGCTACAAAGATGGAGAATTAAAATAAATTTTGTCATTATAAATACCTGGCAGATTTCTCCGCCAGGCATAATTTTTTTGGACTATTCTACTGTGTAGTAACAAGCAAAATAAATAGTACCTGTGATAGTTGCACCACCAGTCGTAATTATAATGTCGGTTTCCGCAGTAGTTCTATATCCTAGACCTGCAACAGCTGTGTTAGCAGCAGTTGATCCGCCTAGCATAGATTGAACTTGTCCAGCAGCATTCCAAGTACCAACAACAGCTAAATATCTTTCATCATCGCCAGCATCGCCAACTTTTAAAGTTGAAGAGCCACCTAAAGCATCTGCTTTAACGATAACATCCATAATAGTTGCATCTTTTGGTATTCTTGCAATTGTAATATCTGAACCAGAAACTAAAGAAGCAGCTTCGTAAGTATCGTAAGCTACTCTTAATTTTCCACCAGACATTTCGCTATCCACTTTTACAATTGGAGTAGCAGTTATATTAGTGTGATTTACACCTTTTACACTTGACATGATTTATATCTCCTATTGATTAAGCTTCATGAGCTTCGATTGTTACAACTTTTTCTTCTTCCATTCTTGTCGCACCGATAGTTTGACAAACATAGATTTGAGTTGCGTATCCTTTGTCAGATCTCTCATCAATTCTTGTCATCAAGTCTTGACCTAGAGCCATCTTCACACCATCCATTGCCCAAACTAGACAAAGTCTTTTAGATGACGCAACAGATAATCTGTTAGATACGATAAAGTTGAAGCCTAGAAACGAAGTAACTTCTCCGTTTGCTAAAGCTTTTACTGTATTGAAATCACTAGATGTTACTTCAGTAGTTCCTAACAAATCAGTAATTTGTTTTGGAGATACCGCAATATATCTTGCGATTGAAGGATCAACATTTCCAGCATCCATAAGTTCTTTTGCAGATCTTAATTTTGCGATTGTTAATCCAGCGGTTCCGCTTTCAGTTATCTTTTGTGCGGTTGGAAGAGCAGTAGCTGTTGAGCCAGTCTCTCCTGTATATGCAGTTCCAGATATTGCAGTTATGATCGCATCATCTTGAGCTCTACCTAATGCGTAAGCAGCAGCAGAAGCATAAGCTGATGTCGGATCGATTAGAGTTCTAATCTTATCTTGATTATCGATAAGATCCGCATACTCATAATCTTCAAGTGAAACTCTACGTCTTGAGTGAGGAGTATCCACCTGTGGGGTGTCTGAATGCCGAGTAGTTCTTTTGACAGCAGTTGCACTTCCAACTTGGTCAAAGAAACTATTTTTACCGACAACAGTTTCTACATCAACAGCAGGTCTCAATAGAGAACCTTTTTGTTGTGATAGCATTTGTACATTATTTGAATATTGCTGTACAAAAGCTGTAGTAATTTGACTAGACATAATTTCTAATCTCCTTATTTGTTATGGTTGATTTAATCGACTTGGTTGTCTCCAGAATGGAGTTCGCATCTGTAAATTTTAAGACTTCACTTTGTCTTTCTTCTTAGAGGTTTCGCATTTGCAAAGTTGTCTCTTTGAATTTATTGTCCAATTAAAATAATTTTGAGCTATTGGTAGAGGATCTCTTCGATCATTCTCTGCTCCAAATTCAGTTGCTAATCTTAAACATTCAAGTCTAATTTCAACTTCTGTAATTATTTCTTTTGGTTCAAACTTTTCATTAGCCATTAAGCATTTCTCTTAACTTCAACACTTCTTGAACTGATTTTTGATGATTGGGATGTGTCTTGCTCCAATAAGCAGAACCTTCTTGTGTTAGTTCGTTAATTTCTTTTTCAATGTCTTTGGCTGTCATGTATTCAGATCCATCACCTTTAATGATTTCATCTTCGGATAATTTTTCAGCTAATTGAGAAAAAGCTTTTATGACTTTGATATTGTCTCCAAGTCTTGATCCATCTTTTAAAAAAGTATTTTCTAAAAATTCAGATCCTAGAGAATTAACAGCAAGTCTTTTTGCTTGATCTAATCTTTTAGCAAACTGTGGTCCATACTCTTTTTTAAGTTCAGTCTCTGTCGCTAATTGACCTTGAGCAGCAGCTTCTTCTTGAGTTGCAGCAACATTGCCATTCATCTCATTATAAAATTTAATTAAGCCTTCAGCTTGTTTAGGCAGCAAGCCTAATTTATGAGCTGTTTTATTAAATTCTGATACTTGAGCTGGATCCATTTCTTGGTCCTTGATGT